CCAGGAGTATTCAGCTGGCCCCCCGAATGTTTACGAGTTCAATCTGAGCCTGATTGAGGTGATCTAATGGATCGCAGCGCATCGGCATCGGTAATTACTGAGATTGGCGCGGATTCAAACCATCCGGTTCACTTGCTTGAATTGGTATTTGGCGGAAGTCCTACCTATATCACAGACGCGCCTCGTGATATTTTATGGTCTGGCAATACCTACACAGGTCTCGGCCATTTTCTAGGTTTTAGTGATATTGAAGAAACGGCAGAATTGCAGGTTACTTCTGTGACTGGAACGCTTTCTGGCGTGGATCAAACCTATGTAAGCCTGTTCCTATCCGAAACCTACATTGATCGAACGGTGAATCTATATAAGGCTTTCCTTAATAATGCAGAGGCCGTGATCTCTGACCCTGTTCTGATTTTCTCTGGGCGCATTTCTGGCGTTTCAATCAATGAAGATCCAGACAACGGAGAATGCACTATTGCAATGGAAGCGGCTTCGCAATGGGTAGACTTTGAGCGCAGACCTGGCCGGCACACAACTGACTCAGAGCAGCAAATCTATTTCCCAGGCGATAAGGGATTCGAGTTTGCATCTGAGGTGACGAAAGAAGTCCTTTGGGGTCGAGCATGAATCCGACGCTTGAAATCGACCTAGTTAGGATTTTGGATGAGGCAGGACGCAAGCCTTTCGCTTGGGGCCTGAATGACTGCAATACGCTCGCTCTTACTTGGCTCGATAAGCTGCAAGACCGTGGCTGGCTGGATCGGGTTAAGGGCAAATATTCCAATCTGAAAGAAGCCGCTAAATTCGCCTCAAAACTGCCTAACTGGGCAGATGGGCTACTAGCGGAGGGCTGGACAGAGATCTCGCCTCTTGAGGCTTCTGTGGGCGATCTAGCCGTGGTTTCGGATAGGTTTTATGATCGCGTTCATATTGTCATGGGTTCTTACATGGTTTCATTGCACGAATCCGAGGGGATGGTAAAAATTCCGCTTGATTCTGTCGAAGCCCGCTATTTCAGGATTCTCTAATGGGTGCAGCGGCTCCTCTCATCGGTGCAGTAGCAGGTTCCTATTTAGGCTCTGCGGCTGGCTATGCACTTGTTGGCGGATATGCAACGACCGCATTATCTGCGGCGATTGGGCGCGCGGTTGGCGGGATGATTGGCTCCATGATTGGCTCCAGCTTGACCCAGGCGGTCTTTGGCAAGAAGCCAGAATTGCCAGACTACTCAACCCCGCTCGAAGATCGCGGATTCCTAGTCAATACACAGAATTCCGTTGCTGCAATAAATATCATTTACGGATTGCGCCGCGTTGGTGGTAACCATGTGTTTTTTGAGGCAAGCGGAACAGATAACGAATATCTGCATCTGGTCACGGTTCTAGCCGAAGGTGAGATTAATTCTGTCGAAAATATTTACTTGAATGACACGCTTTCTACTGATTCCAAATTCAGCGGATATGTCGAAACTACCGTTCACTATGGTTCTGACTCACAAACAGCAGACTCTAATCTCGTAAGTAGAATCTCAGGATGGACTTCTTCCCATAGACTTCGCGGTGTTGCCTATATTTATACCCGCCTGAAATACGATCAGGATGTTTTCCCTGGCGGAGTTCCGACCATTACGGCAGATGTGAAGGGCATAAAAGTATATGACCCTCGTTCTAGCACGACCACCTGGAGTGAGAATCCTGCGCTCTGCATTCGCGACTATCTAACAAATGATCGCTATGGGCGCGGCATTGATTCCGCCTTGATTGACGATACCTCATTCTCTGCCGCAGCGAATTACTGCGATGAAATCATCGAGATTGGCGGCGCATCGATCAAGCGTTACACCGCAAACGGTGTTGTTGATACTTCCAGAACCAGCCTTGAGAACATCAAAGAATTGCTGACGGCCTGCCGTGGCTTCCTGATCTTTACTGGTGGCAAGTACAAGCTAGTGATCGATAAGCCGGAAACAGCAACCTTCACCTTCAGCGAGGACAACATCATCGGCGGATGGTCGATTGGCCTCGGCAATAAGCAGAACACCTACAACCGTGTTCGAGTGAACTTTTACAACCCAGACCGATCCTGGCAGCCAGATGTGACTGCGGTCGAATCAACCGCCTTGCGTACCATTGACAATGGCCTGCTGTTAGAGCGTGAGATTGAGTTGCCATTTACGGCAAGCGAGCCGCGCGCAAAAGCAATCGCCACGATGAACCTGAACCAATCACGGCAGCAGGTATCTTGCGAATTCACGGCCACCATTGAAGGAATGCGCTGCGAGGTCGGCGATGTGGTCTATATCTCGCACAAGACTCCGGGCTGGGACACACTGAACTCAGGCGCAGGCAAGAAGTTCCGCATCATTGAAATCGCTATGCAAAACAGCGATGAAGTGCGCGTAAAAGCGCTTGAATATGATGAAACTGTTTATAACTTTGGCGTTATTCCTGCAAGCGATCCGACTCCAAATACCAATCTACCAAACCCGCTTAATGTTGGAAGCCCTGGCGCTTTGGCAATCTCTGAAGAGATCTACATCACAAGAAACGGTGCTGGTGTAAAAGCAAAAGCTATTCTTAACTGGACTCCTGCTTCAGATATTTTTGTCCGCCAGTACGAAATTCAGTACAAGTTAACAAGCGATTCTGTTTATCAGGTGGCTGGTATCACATCGGGCAATCAGATTGAGGTGCTAGATATTAGCCCTGGAATATATGATTTCAGAATCAAAGCAATAAACTCCATCGGGGTTTCTTCTGCTTGGACATCCGCCGCACCGCATGAAATCTTCGGCTTGTCTGCCAAACCTTCCGCGCTGACCAATCTCACGCTTTCCGCCGTTTCTTCGATGGCAATGCTTACTTGGGATCAATCCACCGACCTTGATGTGCGGATAGGCGGCAAGATTGAGGTGCGTCATTCTAGCCTGACTACCGGCGCAAGCTGGGCCGATTCTGTTTCGCTCGGCTCTGGTTCTTCACTAAACGGTACGGCAACCTTTGCCGTCCTGCCGCTTGTTGAGGGTACTTATCTTGTGCGCGCCGTGGATTCCTCTGGGATCAAGTCAGATACCGTTTCAATCAGTACCGATGCAGCCACCGCGCTGGCCTACACGACTCTCAGCACAATCACCGAATCGCCGACATTCCCCGGCGTAAAAGACGATACGATTGAAGTTGATTCAACCCTGCGACTGATTGGTCAAACTGAAATTGACTCATGGGCTGATTTTGACGCAATCTTGAACTTTGATATTGGCCCCGGCGGAGTTGATACAGGCGGCAGCTATTTATTTGATACCGGGTACGACTACGGCTCAGTCAGCAGAATCCGCCTGACTCGCAAGATCACTTCCGTACTGGCCCAGCCGCTCGATAATGTGGACTCTCGCAGCGCTCTAATTGACTCATGGGCTGATTTTGACGGCACGGATGCGGCAGCAGGGGATTGCCGCGTATTTGTCCGTCACACCGATGACGACCCGGCGGGCAGCCCAAGCTGGTCAGGATGGGAATTGCTGACCGTCAACGAATACAACCATCGCGCCTTTGAATTTAAGGCAGAATTGAGCGTCAACGATCCCGCGTATAATATTCGGGTATCAGAACTAAGCGTCACCGCTTCGGAGATTTAATAAATGGCTACGCATGATTATTCCATCGCCAACGCTGACGGGGCCACCGTTCGCGCTGATCTTAATTCTGCACTTGAGGCGATTGTTTCCAACAATTCCAGCAGCAGCGAACCGGCTACAACCTACGCGTTTATGTGGTGGGCAGACACGACGAACAACCTGCTAAAACAACGCAATGCCGCAGATAGCGGTTGGGTTACTGTTGCAAGTTTGGTTGGAGGCGCTGTTGTAAAGACGGCAACAACTGGATCGGCTGCGCTACCTTCTGGAACATCTGCCCAGCGTGATGGTTCGCCAGCTGCCGGATACATCCGATTCAATTCAGACGATGGAGCATTCGAGGGCTATGACGGCTCACAATGGGCTGGATTAGGTGGAGGCGCTTCTTACGGCCTATTCCGCAAAGTTGATCCGACCGTTGTTGCTTTCACTAAGACTGGCGCAGGCACGGCAGAAACGCAGACTGCGATTTATGCTGAGGTAAATGGATCAATTCTCACGGTTGCTTCAGGGACTAGCGTAACGATGCCTTCCCTGACTGCCGGGACGGATTATGCGATCTGGCTTGAAACAGACGGTGATGTCGTTGCGACAACAAATCACACGACGCCACCGACGGCAAATGCCCGCAAGATTGGTGGCTTCCACTATGCACCGGGCGGCAATGCAACTGGCACTTCTGGCGGCAACACGACCGCTCAAATTAACGAATACTCATTCTGGGATCTGAAATTCCGTCCTGCCTGCCCTGATCCTCGTGGCATGACCTTAGTCGGCGGCGGTTTCTGGGCCGACATTTACCTGACCGGCGTTGACGCAATTACCAATGGCTCCTCTAAATACAATGTAACGATTGCTGATGGCTCTAGCCCTCCGAAAGTTCCGACGATGTTTGGTGGCGACGGTTCAAGCACATACGGCTCTTACACATGGTTT